AAACGCTGACGCTCCTCCGCTCCCGCTACCCCAAGGGCGCACGGGTGGAACTCATCCGCATGGATGATCCCCAGGCTCCGCCTATTGGGACGAAAGGCACGGTGCTGGGTGTGGACGATATGGGGAGCATCCTGGTAGCATGGGACAACGGCAGCGGCCTGAACGTGGCCTTTGGCGAAGATGTCTGCTGCAAGGTTGGGGAATAAGGCGCTGTAAGATACACAGTTTTCCGACCACAAGATCGTGTAGTTTATGGCTCAAATAGTCCTGGATATAGTGTGCCTTCAGAGGTAATATGACACTACTGAAAGGGAAAACAACACCAACCAGGAGGTAGAACCATGAACGAGAAAACGAGAATCCAAATCGAGGAAATGAAGAAGCAGACCATTGGGGTCGAGGTCGAGATGAACAACATCGACCGCAGCCGGGCGGCAAAGGTCGCCGCCGAGTTCTTTGGCACCGGGCGCTATGAGAACACCGCCCACCGCAACGGGTACAGCACTTGGAGCGCATGGGACAGCCAGGGACGCGAATGGAAATTCCAGAAGGACGTTTCCATTTCCGGCCCAGACAGCGAAAAATGTGAGATGGTCACCCCGATCCTGACCTACGCCGACATGGAAACCCTGCAGGAGATGATTCGCCGACTCCGCAAGGCGGGAGCCAAAAGCGACTCCACCAGGGGCTGCGGAGTCCACATCCACATTGGAGCCAAGGGCCACACCCCGCAGACCCTGCGCAATCTGGCCAACATCATGGCAAGCCATGAGAGCCTGCTGGCCGAAGCCCTCGATCTCGACCACTACCGCATAAGTCGGTATTGCCGCACAGTAGACCCTCGCTTCCTGGAACAGCTCAACCGCAGGAAGCCCACCACCATGGCCGACCTTGCCGACATCTGGTACAGAAGCCAGGGCACTAACTACGGCAGAAGCCACCATTACAATGACAGCCGCTACCATATGCTCAACCTCCACGCCACCTTCACCAAAGGCACGGTCGAGTTCCGGCTTTTCCAATTTGATGCTCCCTCCAATGGTAAACGCAACGGCCTTCACGCTGGCCAGCTGAAGAGTTACATCCAGCTTTGCCTGGCGCTCAGCCAGATGGCCAAGACGGTGCGAACTGCCAGTCCCAAGCCTCAGCAGACCGAAAACCCCAAATACGCCATGCGCACCTGGCTCCTCCGCCTGGGCTTCATCGGCGAGGAGTTCGAAACCGCACGAGACATCCTGACCCGCCGCCTTTCCGGTGACGCAGCCTTCCGCAACGGCAGAGCCGCCGCTTGAAGGACGCCGCCCAGAGGCCCCCGAACCCGCTGACGCGGGCTTTCGGTGGTAGAAGGACAAGTAACCTAAGTCCTTCAGGAAAGGATGGATACCAAATGGAACAAAGAAAAACACTCAACATACGATTTCCGCAAGAACTGGTGGAAAAATTGAGAGAACTGAAAAAACTGCGATCCAGAGTGGAGGGACGGCGCGTGACATGGAATGAACTCTTTGATGAAGCAATCGGTAATTACATCGAATGCGCTGAAAGGATTCTGGCAAAGGTGGAAAAGGAGGAGCAGGGCAATGACAGATAAGAGGTACT